GCCTTTACTCACCATCTTATTGTGCAGGTCGCTGCTTGGCAATCTGGTTATCCTTGGAATAAACTTTTCAAAGATTATGCTGTTCTTGGTGATGATATTGTAATCTTCAATAAGAAGGTTTCAAAATCTTACCATCAGTTAATCTTAGATCTGGGTGTTGAATGTAATCTGGCAAAATCAATCTTATCCTATAAAGGATTAGGACTAGAATTTGCCAAGAAAACATTCTACCAAGGAAATAATGTCTCTCCAACTCCAATTAAGGAGCTATATGCTGCCTTATCTTCTGTAACTAGTCTTTATGAATATGGAAAATTGTATAAACTTAGTTTATCACAATTAGCCCATATCGCAGGATTAGGTTACAAAGTTAAGTCCAGAGTGTCTGCACCTCATTATAAACAAACTAATAATCTTATTAGGATGATTATAATATGTGGATTAATTACAGATAGAGAGAGATTTATCTCTCTATTCCAACACGCATACGGTAGAGCAATTGGTTTACCAATTACTCTAGCGTCATTGCATTCCTGGATTTCCAAGGAATCATCTAAGATATGGCAGAAGTTACATAAAGAGCATCATACTCTAAGTAATTTCCGACCAAATATCAAAGGATGGGTTGGTCCAAAGATCATGTACCATGATCTTTTTGATGTAATTTATCATCCTTATAAGTTCAAAGCTCTACAGAGTATCTCTCGAGCTTTTGAAATCTTAAAGGATCTGACTCCCTCTTGGAAGCGATTCAGTACTGGTGAAGTCTCTGATAGAATCAGTGACATTGCCGACAGAATTGCTGCGCTTATAGCTATAGAAAAAGAACTAGCTGCATATAGTAAGAAAACCTTCCTAATGCACCGAGATAACTCTTCTGAGTCTCTTCGAGTTAATCCTCGAGTAACAAAGATTATGAGTTCTTGGAACCTAGTTATGAATTCTATGGTTGGTCCCGCATATGCGGCAGAAAGAGCTCCAGACTTCGTCGTGACTCCGTCCGGTGATGAAAAATTCAGAGCTAAACAAAGTAGTATCTTGCCAATTTCTGGAATCCTTCGAAGGTTATTCCTAACCTCTCGGACAACAGCACAGATGATGACTGCGAGATCCAATAGACTTAATCGATCGATTCTAGGTCCATCTCCTACATTAGGAAAGTTCACCGGATGGAGAACTCTTCTATGGATATGGATCACAGAAGGATTATTATCCGTGATCGTAAGTAC